TCAGTTTGAAGCGCTGTCTTTCGATTCACGCGACACGATCCAGGCCTCGACCTCCGAACGGCGCCAACCGACGCGATTCCCGCCGAGATCCCTGCGTTGCGGAAAAGTGCCGGCAATCATGCGGCGATAAATCGTCGCGCGACCGAGGCCGGTCATCTCGCGGACGCGTGGGAGGCGCCAGAGCGCCTCGCCGCTGTGGCTGTGAGTCGTCATGATGCTCCTCCCTCGTGCGCCGGCGGTGGAAGCAAGGCCGGCATGTCTCCCGTTTCGTAAGCATGAGCGATTCGCGGCCGCACCAACTCGCCAACGAGTTGGCCGTCGGGCATCACGATGTTCGCCAGGAACTCGCTCTCGAATGTGCTGATGCCGACCTCGACTGCTTCGAGCTTGGCCTTGATGACGAGCAGCAACGCGCGCCATCGCGAGCGGCAGGCCTGCTCCCATTGCTTTTGGGCTGCATCGGCCGTGCGAAGGCGCTCCTTGCCATGGCCATCCCGATAGGTCGTGAAGTCCTTCTCGGCCGCGTCAGGCAGCCGCAGGTGAAAACGCACCTGCCGATCCGCCATCGTGAACCCGATGAAGGCCCGCGTAGCGTCGTACCCGCTCATATACTGAGCGGCCCCATAGCGCTCGACCAATTCCTCGATCTCCGCGCGCGTCTTCGCGATCGGCACTTCGGTGCGCGCTGCATATCTACCGGACATGGCGCGGCGCCTCCTCGGCGAACGGCGCCTGATGTGCGCAGCCGACATCGCCGCGCACCGCGCAACGCGGGCAAGGTTCGCGGCTCCATGCCGCGCGCCGGGGCGGCGCGCGTCGGCATGCAGCCGAACGCGCGCCCGCCATATGGAGGGCAACCATCATCTTCTCCTCGAATCGTCGAGCAGCACCACATCAGCGGCAGCAGCGGGCGGGTAGCGACGACCGCAGTCGCGGTCGCCGCTGCGCGATCTCCGATCACGGGCGTGTCTTCACGGATAAGTCCGGAAGCTCACGCGGGACTCGCAATCGTCGTTCTCGCCGATCTCCTCGCCGCATTCATCGCAGACGGGCGGCGGGATGCGGCTGAGCCACGCGATGCCGGCGGCCGTGACCGCCACGGCGATGACGAACCAGATCATGCCCGGCTGTCCTCTCTGGCAAGACCGGGCCTGGATGCCTGACGCCCTCGCCTCGGCCTGGTGGTCGCAGGCAGCAGCAGTTGCTGCCCCTGCCCTGGGAAAGCACGATCAAGCGCCAGGCACTCTGCGCAGCGGCACAGGTGCGAGCGGGCGCTCATAGCCGCTCCAGCTGGTCGGCGATGGACTGCAGGTCTGCGATCAGGCCGGAGAGCCCGTCGCGGGAAATGCTGAACACGACGCTCTCGTCGGTCGGCTGCGCGGGGTTGCCGCCGTAGACTGCAATGATGGCCCCGCCGATCTCCGACAGCGGCCACCAGGCGATGCCCATGCCGCGTGTGATGAGTGTGTAGGAGCAGAAGCCGCGCCGGAAAGCGTGCGGCACCCAACCGAACCCGCGCTCATCGATGACGAGCGGATCGGCCGCCTGCGGAAACGGTCCTGCGCCCTCGGGTGGCAGAATCTCGGCGATGATGTCCCCCGCGATCATCATTCCATCCCCAGCGCCGCGAGATAGGTCTGGAGGATCGCCTCCATCTCCTGACGATCATGCTTAGGTAGCTTCCGCAGGCTGACGATCTGCCGCATGATCTTGACGTCATAACCGGTCGCCTTGGCCTCGCCGTAAGCATCCTTGATGTCGTCCCCGATGCCCTTCTTTTCTTCCTCGAGACGCTCGATGCGCTCGATAAGCAGGCGCAGCTGGTCGGCGGCAATGTTGTCGCTCATGTTCAAACTCCGAAGATCGAGAGGACGCCCGGCCCGCCGATCGCGAGATCGAGGAGCCAGGCGGCGCCGAGGCCGAGGCCCAGGCCGATGAGGGTGAGGCGCGCCCAGTGGTTGAGGGCGCGCATGGCCTCGGACGTGCGGTGCGGATCGCAATGCTCGCAGTGGCAGGCGATGGGGTGGACGCGCGCGGGGCGCGGGCGCGGCGCTTGCGCGCGCAACGAGAGAGCGCGCCTCATACCGCGGCCTGCCCGGCCGCATCGGCCGGCGCGCACTGATGCGCGGTGGCGAAGCGCGGCTCTTCCGCGCAGCTGGTGCAGAGATCGTCCTCCGCCCACCCGCATGTCATGTCGCCGTTGCGGCAGGCATCGTGCTGGGTGCAGGCGCAGACCCGGCAGATGGCGGGCGGCGGCTTCGCCGGATTGTCCACGCATACGCAAAGCTGGATCAGCACTTCGCCGTCAAAGGGATAGAGCTGCTGCAGCGCGACGGCCGTGCTGATGGTCAGCGGTGAAACATCCTGCTCGATATTGCGCAACCAGGCCACGCGATCGCGCAGGTTCATTGGATAGGGTGTCGTCTCAATGCGGAGCGCGACGTCCTCGACTTCGAGGCCGGCAGCGGCGCGGCGGCGGGCGAGATAGGTGCCGGGGCTCATGGGCGCAGACGAGTGCATGGGCAGGCTCCAGACAGCAGAAAGCCGCTCCCGGAAGCGATGCTGCGGGACGGACGGTGGACAGGATGCAGTGGACGGTGGGCGGCGCTTAGGGCGGTGCGCGCGACTGGACGGCGCCGATGGCATCGGGCGCCTGCTTGGCCCTCTCGACGTGCTCGAGCAGCGGGAGAATGTTCTTCAGCTCATCAAGAGCCTCGATCACTTCCCGCTGCGCGGCACGCCGATCGGCTTCAGTCGCACCGGGGAGAGAGAGACGCACCAATGCGGCCTTCGCCTCCCCTGTCTCCTTCACCACGTTGATGACGCGGCGGAGGATCTCGAATTGGTCGGTGTAGGCTTCCGCGACCGCGGCGCCGAGCATCAGACCATAAACATCGTAGATCGGGCGGCCCTCGCCGCCGTGCTTCTGATACAGCAGATCGAGCTTGATGGCAGCGGGCACATTGACCTCGCCATCCTGATCCTCATCGCCCCATTTGCGGACGGTGCGCTCCTCATAACCCACGGCCTCGCCCATGGCCTTCCAGCCACCGGGCACCTGGCCGGCGATGCGGGCCAGCGCAGCATCGATGCTGAGCGGGCGACGGACCTTCGTCATGCCGGCGCCTGCAGTGCGCAAGCCGGCGCCAGTCCCTTTGTTGTGGGAGCCGGGGCGCAAGGGCGCCCCTTGCCGGACTGGCGCCGGTCGCGCGACGGACGGCCGGGAGCGCGACCGTGCGCAGTCAATCCTCCGCAGGGACGGCTTGAGGCCGCCCCTGCTTTGGCTACAGTCGCTATTCCAACAACCACGACTGTGAGAAGAATCCATGGATTTAAGTAAAACGGCAACGCTGCTCGCGCAGGCCGATCTGGCGCTCCTGCGCCTTTGCGGACTGACGCTGAGCCTGCTCGTTGACAAAGGTGTGGCGACGAATGAGCAGGTTCGCCACCTGATCGAGGACGGGATGAAACCACTGTCGGCAGACCATCCTCATCTGCCGGCATTCGAGGCACTGATCGACGAATTTCGCTGAGTGCGCCCGCACGCAGAGTCTCTCGGACGACGTCGTGCAATAGGCAGGGTTTCGTCATATCACTGACCCACCATTCAGCCCGACGAACGCGCACTTGCGCATCGGCCCTGCACCAAAACAGAACATGGCAAAAGCCAAGGTCGTCTGCCCGATACGGGCGCCGATTGCCTGCCTAAGATCGCCTCCGGAGATCGGGACGGAAACGCCCCGACCTCCTTCGGCCATCGCGGCTTCGCTGGGGGGGATGCCGCGAAAGATCATCCCCGGACGCCTTCGATCCGCTCAGGCACAGCACGCAGTGGCTCACCGGGCGGAGGAACGTCCTCTTTTACTCCGAGGGCCACCGCGATGCGATGGGATTCACCACGAACGCAGCGACGCTTTCCAGACAGGACATTGTGGACCTGGGTGGGGTTGAACCCGCGATCCATGGCCCATTTCGTCACGGAGATGCCCGACGCCGCAAACTGCTTCCGCACTGCATAAATGCGCTGGGTGAAGCTTTCAGAACGCGAGACTCCGGGGCCTGACATGTGCCATGTCACCTTTGTTGAAGTTTGTGAGTGATGAATGCACCAATTATGGTGATCGGTCAAGATAGGAACACCAATACTGGTGATATTTCGCTGAGGCTACGCCAAGCCCGCAGCGACCTTGGCCTTACGCAAAGCGATTTGGCCAAAATTGGCGGCGTGAGCCTCAATACCCAGAACCGTTATGAAGGCGGGACTTCACCGCCTGTCGAGTATCTGTTGCGGATCGGGGCAGCGGGGGCAGACTGGTTCTGGATCATCACTGGCCAGCACATGGAAACCGATCCACTCGATTCGCAGACGGCCCAGCTCGTCCAGCTCTACAAAACGCTACCCGACTTTCTCAAATCGATCGCCCTCGCCCAGGTGCGCGTCATGGCCGATCAAATCCCTCCCGAAAATCTGGACACGCCGCCTCCGCCTGAGAGCGACCAGCAGCAGGCGACCATGCACGATCAGCGGCAGGATTATCGACACCAATAGTGCTGCCCGGGGGGCGGAATGATACAGAAATCGAACGACCCGCGGTCGCGCGAGAAAGCGCCCGTCAATTGGGATCGACGGTACATGATCGGGCTGATCGTGACGGCCGTGGTGACAGTGGCCTTCGGCGCTTGGCTCTGGATGTCAACCGAAGCGCTTCAGCTCAAAATTGAGCATCATGCAACCGAAGCTGCCAACCGCTATGCAGACCCACGCCACATAGGCGAAAAAGGCGAATGCCTCAGCCTGCCCCTTCCTGAGCGCGCTGGCTGCGTAGCGGCAGTACGTGAGGCCTCCTATGAACGCCAACGCAATGAGCGCGACCTCGAGGCTCAACAAATTATGGCGGCCTGGACGCGGGCCATCGGAATTGCAACGGTCATAGGCTCGGCTTTCGGGATGTTCGGCCTCAGTCTGATCTTTGTTACGTTCCGCGAAACCCGCCGCACGGCGCAAGTCGCCCAAGAGAATCTCGACGCTTATTACGAATCAGAGCGTGCTACCCTTCATGCCGTGAGTGGGCAAATTGGTAACAAATCCGGCCATGAAGGGGATGTTGTAGGCATTGAGATTGAAAACAAAGGTCGATCCGCCGGCCGTATAATTGAAATGGGCCGCCAGTATCCTGACAGCACCGAGGGCGACAGCACAGCAAAAAAATGGACTGTGGTTCCTGCCGGACAGAAGGTCCTCATTCCAGCTTTCCCGGTCCCTTCAAAAGACAGTCCGGTATCGACTGTTCTTTGGATTAAGTACCGTTCCGTTGGGCCTCGCATCTACACGAGCTATTTTACCGTGCAGGTGAGTTGGTATGAGCAGGTGGGAAACAGTTTTATGGCAATCGCGCCCCATTGGAGTGTCAAAGTCACTCACAATGACGGTCACCCCGATGATACCTAGCGCCGCGGCGCTTCGCACCTTATCGTTGCTCAGCCTATCCTTGCTGGCGTCATGCGGACCTACAAAAGCTCAGAACTGCGCAGTCCCTTGGCCCTGGTTCTACTCATGGCACGACGAGAGGATAAGGGACAGCGAGGGCTATTCTGTCGAGCCGCTGCCCGCGAATATCATCAAAGTCACCCGCTCCGGGCGCGTTCTCTGGAATGGCATCGATGTCACTGAGCGTGGCTATGAGGCAGTCGCTGATGATTATCTCGACCAGCTGACCGGGTTCGGGCGGCAGACGAAAGTCAGCCTCGACTTCGACGCTGGGGCGCCATGCTCAAAGATCATCAGAGTAAGGCAGATGATGATGCAGCACCTGCGCTGTGACGAGCAGCAGATCTGTCTGCGGGGGCACCGCATTTGACCTGGGTGCCTGCGCCGAGCCGGCTTAGACCATCACTTCGCTAGACACCTATAGATGCGCCAATGATCGCGCGGTCGTTTTCACCCTTGCCACATCCAAAGACTCGGTGAACACTGCGTAAACCTTGTGGGGGGTCATCGTGGGAAATAAGAATCGTATTCGCGCGCAGGTCGTCATTGCGGCCCTGCTCGTTTTGTCGGGATGCTCGGAGCAAAGAGCGCCCGACAGCACCGCCGCCGGGAACAGCGCTGCCCTCGCCGCTGAAGCGAAGACCGAGGCCCCGACCAAAACGCCCGATGGCAGGCTGTATGTCTCGGCCCAGACCATGTTCGACAAATTCAAGAATGGCGTTGTGTATTGCTATCGCCCTGGCGACGGGGACAGTTGCGACAACGTGCAATATGCCGAAACTGTCGTCAGCCCGACCCAAGTGAACACGATCACCGTCTATAAATGGGACAGTGCCGAGAAGCATGTCATGAGGGATCGGCAGATACTCAAAGGCGACGCCATCTGCGTGACCTCGGACGAGTGGTCAGTCGAGCGGGCCAATTACTACATCACGGTCGACAATGTTGCCAAAATTCAATCCACGGACATCAGCGCGAATGCGGCCAACCTTGAGACGTGGCGGAAGGATTTGCGCGAGCGCTGGGCAGGCGTGATGGGACATGAATTCTGTTACCGCTACGCCCTGCGGCTCGATGAAAAAGGCGAAACGCACGGCGGCGAGTTCGAGGAGTTCAAGTTCTCAGGCGGCGTGCTGCAGCCGGCTGAAAGGCCGGTCTATCTCAACACTTATGAGCGCAAAGATTTAGACGCGCTGACGCTGCGGCCGCGAAACTAGGCGGGACCGTCGGCCCAGAGACGTCGGGGGGAGAATGATGACGACAGCTGTGTCTTGCAAGCTTTGTTACGGGAATGGGTACCGGTCGTCTGGGTCGATTTGCGAGGGCTGCGGTGGAGCGGGGTCTGTACACGTCCTCGAGCCCGCCACACCCTGCAAGCTGTGCTATGGCAACGGGTACAGATCGTCGGGATCCGTTTGCGAAGCCTGTGGCGGCTGCGGTTATGCGGGCCGCATTGGCGGATCAATCGCTGCGCCAGCAGCAACTGCGGTACCGGGGCAGATACTCGCTACCGTGGATAATTCCGAGATTCTGACGGAGCTGCGCGCGATCAGAAGCGCCACCGCCAACTCTGCGCAGCAGATCGCGGAGATGAGCTCAATCGCCTATTTCGTCGGCGTATTCATCTCGATGGGCATGAACTTCGCCATCGGAAACGGCTTGGGCGCGCTGCTGATCTGCTGGCTATCGTGGCTCAATGTCGGGTTTGTCGCCGTCGGCTTGGCCACGGGGACGTACATCACGCCGCCCGCCGGCGGATAGCCTGCCGGCCCGCATCGAGCAGAAAGCGACGAGTTGCACGTTTGGGATGTTCCCAATCTGTTCTCTTTGGCGTTATGTGAGCTGACGAGCCAGGGAATCTGATCATGCTGCTGCCTATCGCGCAGCCGGTCCCGCTCGCCGACATGGCGCCGGGCATCCGGTTCAAGCCGATCGGCGTGGCGGGAGCCGGCTTTCCAAGCCCCGCCCAGGATTGGGAGGAGGACGCCATCAATCTGGCGGAGTTGCTGCGGCTCAACCGGGCCGGGAGCTTCGTCTTTCGCATCGATGGCTACAGCATGATCGATGCCGGCATTTCCGACCGCGACGTCGTCGTGGTGGATCGCGATGTGACGCCGCGCAACGGCCATATCGTCATCGCGATCGTAGCCGGCGGCTTTGTATGCCGCCAGCTCGTCTATCGCGGCGGCGTGCCCTATCTGGAAGCGCGGAACAGCCGGCAGAACTATGCCACTCACCTCGCCGATGAATCGACGGAGATATGGGGCGTCGTGCGCGCCGGCGTGCGCGATTATCAGCGGTGAGCTGGGCGATCGTCGATGTGGAGAACATGTACGTCTCCAGCGAGCGGGTGTTCGACCCGCGCCTGCGGCGCGTGCCGGTGATCGTCCTCTCCAACAATGATGGCTGCGCGATCGCGCGCAGCGCCGAGGCCAAGGCCCTGCACATCAAGATGGGCGATCCGGTGTTCAAGATCCGCGACGTGATCAAGCGGCACGGCATCGAGCTGCGATCCTCCAATTACGAGCTCTATGCCGACATGAACCGCCGGTTCAACGCGGTGATCGGCGAGCATAGCGACCTGGTGGAGATCTATTCGATCGACGAGAGCTTCTACCGATTGCCGACGCTGGCGGACGGCCGGGGCGACGTGGCGGCCGCGCACGCGCTGCGCGCCGCGATCCTCCGCACGGTAGGCCTGCCGACGCGGATCGGCCTAGGGCCGACGCGCACGCTCTCCAAGGTGGCCAATGCACTCGCCAAGGCCACCGAGAAGGTTTGGGGCGGCGTTGTGGATCTGCACGATCGCGAGCTGCGCGCGCGGCTGTTTGCGCAATGGCCGGTGACGGAGGTGTGGGGCATCGCGCGGGCCCTGGCGGCGCGGCTGCAGCCGCTGGGCGTGCGCACAGTCGCTGATCTGGTCGCCCTGCCCCCGGCGGTGGCGCGCTCGGTTGGCACGGTCGTGCTCGAGCGCCTGGTGCTGGAGCTGAACGGCATCGCCTGCGACGACTTCAAGCCCGAGCCGGAGGCGCGCAAGGCGACGGCCGTGACGCGCCAGTTCGGCGCGCCGGTCACTGATCTGAGCGAGCTGCGCGAGGCCATGGTGCGGCGCGCGGTGCGCGCGGCGGAGAAGCTGCGGGAGCAGAGCCTGATGGCGACGCGGTTGATCGCCTTTGCGCACGGTTCGCGGTTCCGCGCCAATGCGCCCTCGGCGAGCCGGCAGACGCGCCTTTCGCCGCCGAGTAACGATCCGCGCATCATCGCCGCCCTCGCCGGCAAGATGATGGAGGCGATGCATCAGCCGGGGGCGGTCTATACCAAGTGCGGGGTGTTGCTCGAGGAGCTGGTGCCGGAAGGGACAGGCCAGGGCGATCTGTTTGTCCAGGCCGATCCGCGTGTGCGCGGCCTGCTGGCGGCGATGGACGGGCTCAACGACCGGTTCGGCCGGGGGACAATCCACCTGGCGGCGCAGGGTTTTGGCGGCCGGAGCTTCGACACCAAGCGGGGGCAGAAGAGCCCATCATGGACGACGGATATTCGGCAGATCCCGGTGGCGCGGTAAAGCGCACGTCGGTCATTCGGGCTGGCTGGCAGCGTCTGCCGCTTGTTGAAGCTTCCTGCGTCGGCGGAACGCGAGGAGCGTAATCAGGCCGCCGACTGCAGATCCCAAGATGAACATCTCGATAAATGCTTTGCCGGGGGTCCTTGATTTACTGAACTCCGAAGTGAGCTTCAGATAGCCGAGTTGCTTTTGCTCACTGAGGATCACGCCATTTTTGTCAGCGGCGCTGATAATCAACCAGTGCCCTTTGTAGTCCACCAGCGTCAATTTGGCACGGAGGGGGAAGCGCTCTTGGGGAAGGCAATAGATATCCCGCGATCTCCATCGGGCGGCTTCGCAGCTTATTTGCCGGCTGACATTCGCCATATGGAGCGTCATCCACCGAGTGCCAATTCCTCCAACGTCCACCACACCTTCTCGCACAATGCGCGGCGCAGATCGGGCAACATCGTACATGTCTGCCCGGTCATTGTGAGGGTTGAGGTATGCCATCGAGGCGAAGAGCAAAGGACCCCATAGCCACCATGTTGCGAGCCAGCGCTTGTTCCAAGCAGAGAACTTAGCCACTCCGCTGCGGAAGCCGGACCAATCCAGAGATTTCAGTTTCATCTGCCCCGATCTGCGCGACGCGCCGAACACCCCGGCTCGGGAATACAATCTCGGCCGCCCAGCGCAAGCCGTCGTCACGCCGAACATCGCGCGCAACCTCTTAACTTCCTCGCATTTTCTGCCTGTTCCCTTTATGTCTACAAGCGGAGGGTGAGGTTCCATTATGCACGATGTTCCTCGGCTTTCGCCCCTGATGGCGAGCCGCAAGCTGCAGGCGCTCGCGTTCATCGAGCAGTTCTTTGCCGTGCGCGGCATCGGCCCCAGTCTGTCCGAGCTGGCCGCTGCGCTCAACTCGAACCGATCCCGGGCGCAGGGGCATGTGCGCCAGCTCGCGCGTGAAGGCCGCATCCGGTACTTCCCGGGCGTGCCGCGCGGCATCCGCCCGATCTCGGCCGAAGAGGAAGCGCTGCGCCGTCTCCAGGCGGCCGGCTATATCGTGACAAATGCGGGCCTGCTCCCGCCGGCAGTGCTGGACCATGATCCCGCTCGGCATGGCAAAACGCAAAACCAGGAATCGGGCGGCACTGCGCCTCACGCCCAGCACTGAGCGAAAGACACGCAGCGGGCTGGAAAAAGCGCTCGACGCGCGCGCGGCCGCGATCCGCGCGGACTGGGCGGCGCGGCATCCCGAGCGCGCTGCCGACGAGCGCCGGCTGCGCAAAGCCAATATCGCGGCGCGGGCGCGCTGGGGTCACAAGCGCAACGGCACGCCGGAAACCCACGAACATGCGAACCGGGTGCGCCAGGGCGCGCTTGCGCGGCTGTACATGAGCGGCGCCATTGACGCTGAGCTGCTCGCGGCCGGCACCGAGATCGCTGCCGCCTCGACGCTCATCATGCGCGATGTGGCGGTGCGAACAGCCAGCCTCGAAACCCGGATCGACAACAGCCCGCATGGGGAGGTGTTCCACGAGGCGCTCGGCCGCGTTTGGATGGAGGCCACCTATAGCCAGTGGCGCGCCGATCCGCGCGTGCATGGGCCACTGATGCTCAGCGTGGTGCATGAGGACCTCGGTATCGCGGCCGCCGCCGCCCGGCACCATATGGCTGCTCGGCGTGCCCGGGCGCTGGTGGTGGCGGGCTTGCAGATCTGGATCGACATGTTCCGGCAGACCCGGCGCGAGATCGACGAGGAAGCGCTTGCGCGTGCGCAGGCGGCGATCCTGTGACCGAGCGACGCGGGCATCTCGGCCCGGATCTCGACCTGGGCGAGTCCCAATGGGCCGTGTGCTTCGGCGATGAGGAGGCGCACTGGTATGCAGTTCACGGCCACAACGCCATTGCGTCGTCACGAAGTGCGGCCGGGCAATCATCGAGCTCCTGCTCTATCATCCTAGTAGCCCCCTCAGCCGCCATCGCGCGTCGCGCCCTCGGGGACCGACTGCGGATTTCAAATCGCGCAGCAGCCATTCGGACCGGCCACAACGTGCCGGTGATTACGCGTCGAAAGTGACTAGGTTGCGTGCAAGATGATCAGGCAAGACATCGCGGTTGAGACCAAAGCGCACTCTTTTCCCATCCTTAGTTTGCGCATCACCCAAGGTGATAAATGTCGGCTCCTTCGGAATTCCCAAAATAGCTGATCGCTTCGTCTCCCAAGTGGGCGCGAGTTCGCGTCTCTCCGCCTTTTTTCCCTTCATAAGAGCTTCATCGATTTTCGAGACCGCGAAAGTTGCGTCTTCAGGGGTAATCGACCCACAGATCACTTCTTGCTCGAGCCAAAAGATCAGAGCGTTTGTTGCCAAAGTGGGCTTCTTATAATCGCGGGCAGCTTCCACCGCCTTCTCATAGTGCAAACGCCCATGGATAGGATCCTTGGTCAAAAACGCGAGCAATCCTCGACCGGCATGAATGTAAGGCACAATGTCGCGGTTTGACCTGAATTCTTCTAGCTTTGCGAACATCTGAGTGGCGCCGTCGATGTCCCCGGCCATTGCGAGCGCATGAAATTGCGCATTGATCAGGCTTGGATCGCGAGGGTGAATCTTGAGCGCGTCAATTCCGACACTGGCCGCCGTTGAATAGTCCCCAAGGTGGATACCGGATGTAAACATTACTTCACGTGCGGCATCGATCGAAAAAGGCTGGTCATTCAACCAAGCCATCGATTCTTTCCTTGCCCCGACATAGTTCCGTTCGTCGTAATAGACCCGAGCTTGCGCTTCATGAGCCGCTGTAATCTGAGTGGCCAGCGACTGCGCATGGACAGAAACGCCTGAATGTTCCTCAAGCCACAAAATTTGTGCCAGCGAGTTTTCAGTCGGTCTGTTGGCGCTATTTTGAAGAAGCCGCCTAACACGACGCAGTTTTGAGGCATTTTTGAATTCGAGAGACGCGAGACCAGCCGCTAGCTCGCTGGTCCAAAGCTGTCCTTCTTCCACCGTGAGAAGCTCGTTAAGACGTTTGGTGCCGTGGCGCGGGGATTTATCGCATCGGTCCGCCAAGGCGATCTCTGCCGCTTGCACCCAAGGATCTCCCTTAACAGCATCACTCCGCCATATGTACGCGAGAGCCCTTTCTGGATCACGCAAACTCTCAAACAGTTGTGCCGCACTGCGCAGCACGAACCTATTGTCGGGTGCCAATCGGAGCGCCATCTCGAGGGCTGCTTGTGCCTGCCGATGCTGACCCGAGAGAAAATACAACCGCGAGAGTTCTGTGTACGAAATAGCATCGCGAGGATGCTCTAGCAGCAACTTTTTCAGCGATCCAATTAGCCTCGAGCGGCCAGCGTGATTGGAAATCCAAGAACCAGAATAATTTGTAGCTTCGTGCGGCTTGACTTCACCCGTTATGCATCGGGCTAGCCGGACCGCATCAGGTTGAACGCGTTCCTTATTCCGCAAAATCCATATCGCTGCTTCTTCGCCAGTTGCCTCATTGCCGAGCAGTATTGACAGCTCCATCATCTCGCAGGCGGTTTCGACGGTCTTTGCGCCTGACCATCTTCGCGACTCAGACGAGCGGTGAATATCCACCACAGGAGTAGGTAAAGACCTCCGCTGAGCAGATTTCAGTTCATGAGCCGGCGTATTCGGCAACGTGCGCCACCGAGGAAGAACCTGTCGTTCATTAGATTGAGAAGAATCATCCATCTATTTTCAGCTCGGCTTTCCTTCGCATGCTATCGAACATGGAAATGTACCGTTCAACGCTGTACCGGTTCTGCGTTGAACTTCTACTAAGAGGATGCCCTCGCAACTCTGGCTGAGGCTCGCACAACTCCGACACAACTTTGAACAGTTGATGCCTTAAATCTGCAAGGTGCTCAGGCACCACCGAATTCAGCCTCTCACTAAAGTCAGTCATCAGGCGAGCAAAAGCTTCGCGCCAATATGGCTCTACGTCCTTGTAACTGCCGTTCCATCCGCCAGAGTGAAGTGGTGGCCGATGTTCGCGCGCCAAGCGGCTGAGAACCTGGGGGGTCATCATCGTCCCGGTCATCAAAAAATAAATCATACTGCCCAAATTATAGAGGTCGGCGGCGCGTCTCTCGTCAAACCGACACAATGCAGCTTTCTCTCCTTCATTGGCAGCATAGATGATTTCCGGTGCAGCATACTTCGGATCACCAGCATCATGGCTATCTTCATAGAGACTCTGTTCGTGGGCCCTCGTGGCACAACCCAAATCTGCGATCTTGTGGAAAATCTTTTCAAAAACTAAACAATTAGCAGGCTTGATATCGTTATGAGTTACGTTGCCTAAATGCAGTTGCTTAACCCCTACGGCAAGTTCGTGCATGGCGCTGAGGCACCATGCCAAACTGAAATCTCGCGCTTTATCTGTACGAACCCGCATATCGTGATCTGCGAGCTCGAAAATGATAAAAAAAAGAAACTCGTCTCGGCCGTCAAATGGGAGCATCGTCTCCCCGTAGTCTATAGCAAGAACGACTCTATCCATTCTGCTTCCGCGACAGTATTCTAATAGTTCTCGCTCAAATTTATGGCTTAGGGTCGCGGCGAAAATACGGTCGACGTAACTTCCTTCCTCAATCGTAAGTAGAGACAAGTCGCTGGCTTTTAAAAAGGCCTGCCGCCCGTCAGCGCTTCGAACACGGTAACCAACGGAGCATTTCGCGTTCGATTTTTCTTCCTCGACCCACAACCTCTCTTCTACGGTCCATATTTTCTTGGATTTCATCCCCTGTAAACTGCGGCCTACGAGGCATTCGGCCAACGTCGATTTGCGATCAGCTAGCACCGCACTACTCCCCGCGGCGTTCACTGATTATTCCCCTTCGTAAAGCCATATGAGAGGGCTGCACCACCTATGGACGAAATAATACCTGTCGCCCATGCTCTCAATGCCGCATCATCAGTGATAAAAGATAGAGCAAGAATTGTGCTTGCAATTGCTAGACACAAATAAACAATGACAAGTGCAGCTTTAGTCTTGGTAATGTGAACATTCTGCACCTCATTATCAGGGATCACTCTGTCTGAGATTATAATCTCTTTTTCTTCCCCCCTTTGCATCAATTCTTCTCCTAACTATCAAGAATTCCTACGATTTCAGCATCGAGCTTATCTGCATCGCTCGTAAAGCCTATGTGATTTCGGCCTTTGCCCTTCTGTGTTTTGTAAGCCTTCAAAACCGAGATTGCGCGCCGAACGATCTCCGTTTTTGTGGTTGCTTCCTCGGAGGCAATCTGCTCGAGAAATGAAGCAACATCTTGACTTACCTCGATATTCATCCGAACCTTTGACATAGAGCGACTCCATTTACACACATATAATGCGGATTATATACACATTTTCTGCGCATTTGCAAGGTCGCGCTCGCCCGATGGGTACTCAATCGCAACCGTCATTTGGTCGACCGCTCCGGCGTCCGCGCACTTCGGAAATCCAGGTTCGACCTCACGCGTTACAAAAGCGGGACTGCCAAACGGTCACGCAAGGGCGCAAAACGACCCCGCCACAATTGTGTCCGGAGCCCATGGCCGCATGTCCCCCCGGCCATGGGCTCCTACGGGGAACACCCATGTGATCAACCGCCGAGACGTCCAGATCGCCGCCGATATCCGGTTGATGGCGCTCTCGCTGCGCAAGCTGTGCGGCGCCAGTCGCGACAAAGCGCCGGTCATTACTGGCATGACCCGCGTGATCCATGAATGCGACCGCATCATTGCGGCCGGGCCGAGCGAGTTCCACCACATCACCGCCGAAGCGGCCAGCCCTGAAGTCATCGCGCTGGATCTGCGCCAAATGGCTTACGGGCGCCGCCGGGGCTGACCTGAGCGCATAGCGGGAGGCAGACCGTGATCGACATCGATAAGCTGCGCAAAGAAGCGCGCGACAGCCATGAACAGGTTGGTGTGACGCGACGTTGGCTCAAGGCTGTGCTGGTCGAGCTGGAGCAAGCACGCAGCCGCGTGACTGCTGATCTGCTCGACCACGATCCGTCTGGCGGTATTACGCGATGAGCGAGCTGGCCGATCCCGTCCGCGTCATCGATGGCGCCCGCTACATGGTCAACGCCGATGGCGGGCTGATCCCCGAGAGCGTGGTCAAGCCGGTGGACAAGCTGCAGGACGAGCTGGTCCGCAAGATCATCGGCTTCGCCCTGCCCCTTTCGGCCCAAGTGACGCGCTTCCGCCAGCACAGCTTCGGTGATGTCGATGACTTCGTTTCCCTGCTCGAGCAGGAATATGGCGCGCGACGTGGCGGGTCGAAGGGCAACCTGACATTCACCAGCTATGACGGGCTGCTGAAGATCGTCGTGCAGGTATCCGAGCACATCGTGTTCGGGCCAGAGTTGCAGGTGGCCAAGGGCATCATCGATGAGTGCCTCGTGGAATGGTCCGCCACCAGCGGGCCGGAGATCCGCGCAATCATAAATCGGGCCTTTGACGTGGACAATCATGGCCGGGTCAACCGCAACGACCTGCTCTCACTGCTGCGCCTCGAGTTTGCGGACGAGCGCTGGAAGAAGGCGATGCAGGCGATCCGCGACAGCTTCCGCGTGGTGGGCTCGAAGCGGTACATCCGCCTCTATCAGCGCGACGCCGGGGATGGCCAATGGCGGGCGATATCGATCGACATAGCGGCGGGCTGAACCGTCGAGGCCGCACGTCCCTCCCCCCACCCCCCTCGCGGGTCCTTCCGGCGCCGCTGGCTATACGGGGGGCGAAGGCGCGGGAGTTTTCTAGATATAGGGATTTTCCCTACTTCATCATCCTAGGGCGCTAAACTCATGAATTTGGCTGAATATCGGCCAACTTTGAATGAAGTTGCCAAATTGGTGGGGAAATCCTCCCGCTGGATCGCCAACCTCCGCGCTGAAGGCGAATTGCCCGGCGATGGCGCCACGCTGACCGAATGGGTCCAGGCCTGGACAAGTTATCAGGTCGGCGCCGGCAAGCCGAAGGAGAAGGAGGTCAACGAAGCGCGCATCCTCCGCGCCCAGGCCGACATTGCCGAGGCCAAGGCGCAGGAAATGAGGAAGCAGCTGCTGCCGCGCCATGAAGTCTCGAGCGCTGTTCAATCCGCCTTTGCCCGCGTGCGGGCGAAGCTGCTCAGCCTGCCCGCCAAGTGCGCCCCTCTCGTCCATGCCAAGCCGACGATCGCAGCCGTGCAGGACAAGCTGACGGAGCTGGTGCATGAAGCGCTCCTCGAGCTCGCGTCGACGAAAATCGCCACCGCTGATCCCGACCATCACGTCGATGGTGGTGGCGAGCGCGGCGATGGCGGCCACGGTGGCGACCTGGTGGCCGGTCCTGACGCCGCCGCCGAAACTGACGGTCAGCCAGTGGGCGGACACAAACCGGCAACTCAGCGCCGAAGCAAGCGCCGAGCCGGGTAAATGGGACACGTCCCGCGCGGAGTTCCAGCGCGGGATCATGGATGCGGTCAGCGATCCGCTGATCCAGGACATCGTCGTGATGAAGTCCGCCCAGGTCGGGTGGACCGAAATCATCGGAAACGTGGTCGGCTATTTCGTCGACCAGGATCCGGCGCCGATGCTGGTCATGCAGCCGACGCTGGAAATGGGCGAGGCATGGTCGAAAGACCGGCTCGCACCGATGATCCGGGACACGCCGTGCCTGACGGCAAAGATTTCGGACAGCAAGGCGCGGGATAGTGGCAACACCATCCTGCACAAGAAGTTCGCCGGCGGTCATTGCACGATCGCCGGTGCCAACAGCCCGGCTTCGCTCGCTTCGCGTCCGATCCGGGTGGTGCTGGCGGATGAGGTTGACCGTTACCCGGCATCGGCCGGCGCCGAAGGCGATCCACTCAGCCTCGCCTTCAAGCGCACCACGACGTTCTGGAATCGCAAGCGCCTCGCTGGATCGACCCCGACCGTCGCCGGCGCCAGTCGGATCGAGGCAGCCTTCGAGCTGTCCGACAAGCGCTATTACTTCATCCCGTGCCCCAAATGCGGCACGAAACAGCGGCTCAGCTGGTCGCAGGTCAAATGGGAGAAGGACGAGGCAGGCAAACACCTGCACGAGACCGCCTATTACGAATGCGCGGCTGCAGATCCTGAGACGGGCGAGCTCTGCCAGCACCACTGGACCGACGCCGAACGTTGGGAATCGGTCCGCAGGGGCGAATGGCGGGCAACGGCACCGTTCAACGGCATCGCCGGCTTCCATATTTGGGAGGCTTACTCCTCCTGGGTGAAGCTGGCCGACACGGTGAAGGCGTTTCTGGATGCCAAGGGCAACCCGGAAACGCTGAAGACGTGGACCAATACCGCGCTCGGCGAGACATGGCAGGAAAAGGGCGAGGCCCCGGACTGGCAGAGGCTCTACGACCGTCGATCGAGGGAGCTGGTGTTGGAACAGGTCCCGGAATGGGCCGGCGCCATTACCGCCGGCATCGACATTCAGCGCAATCGCATCGAGTGCGATATCTGGGCCTGGGGGCCTGGCCTCGAAAGTGCCCTGGTCGACCACATCGTCATCGATGGCGATCCGGCAAAGGCCGAAATTTGGGAGGAAATGGACGCGCTGCTCGGGCGCGAGTGGGAAACCGCCTCCGGACGGCGCCTGCGGCCGCTGCGCTGGGCGATCGACACTGGCGACGGTTACTCGACCACCACCGTCTATGCCTGGGCACGAAAATATCCGCGCCACGTCATGGCGATCAAGGGCACCGGCAAGTTCGACAGTTCATCGCCAGTCACCGGCCCGACTTGGGTGGATGCCACGGTCAATGGCCGGAAGCTACGCCGCGGCGTGCAGCTCTGGACGATCGCCGTCTCGGTGTTCAAGTCCGAGACCTATGCCTGGCTGAACCTTGATGCTCCGGTCGACGGACAACCGCACCCGCCGGGCTACATCCACCTGCCGCAGGGCACGAACGAGACCTGGATCAAGCAGCTGGTCGCCGAGCAGCTGGTCAGGGTGAAGAGCAGATCTGGTTTTGGCCGGCTTGAGTGGCAAATCACCAGCGGCACCCGCAACGAGGCGATCGACATGCGGGTGTATGCCCGCGCAGCGGCCTATGCGGTCGGTATCGATCGATGGACAGCCCGACACTGGGCCAGGGTTCGCGGCCAGATCAGCGACCCGGGCGCAGTCCCGCAAGCAAAGCCGGCCGAACAACCGGCCCAACCGACTGAAACCCCTCCAGCGCAGTCCCAACAAGGCAGCGACTGGATCAACGGCGGCCGCTCTGACGGCGGCAGCTGGCTTTAGGATTTGAGCATGGCCTTGCAGCAGAGCGATATCGACGCCCTCAAATCAGCGATCGCGACCGGCGCCACGCGCGTGCGCTATCCGGACGGCCGCGAGATCCAGTACCGTACGCTCGACGAGATGCAGCGGATCCTCCGCATGGCGCAGAAGGACATCGCCGCTTCATCGTCCGCTGGCCGCCCGGCGAGCCGCACCAGCGTGGCAGGGTTCTGACGTGAACTGGCTCGATCGCTCAATTGGGTGGGTTTCACCCACCTCGGCGTTGCGGCGTGTCCGCGCGCGCGCAGCGCTGCAGCTCGCCACCCGGGCTTATGATGCTGCACGGCGCGATCATCGCACCATGAGCTGGAAGGCGGGTGGGACCGACGCCAACACCGAGATCGGCGCGGCCGAGGAGACTGTGCGCAACCGTTGCCGGGAGCTCGCGCGCAACAGCGGCTATGCGGTGCAGATCCTCGACACGTTCGCGGACAATGTTGTCGGGACCGGTATCGTTGGCGCACCGACCGGGCTGTCCAAGCGCAACCAGAAGATCGTTGCGGGCCTCTGGACCGCCTTCAAGGACGAGTGCGACTTTGACAACGACCATGATCTCGACGGGCTGCTCTGGCTGGCGTGCAAAGCCATGGCGGAATCGGGCGCAGCGATCATTCGGTTCCGCCGGCAGCGTTTCGACGCCAGCACGACCCGCACGCCGCTCAAGCTGCAGCTGCTCGAGCCGGATCTGATTGACGTCACGAAAACGACCATGCTGGCGGACGGCTATATCGACCGCGGTATCGAATACGACAGCGAGGGGCGCGTTCGTGCATGGTGGCTCTACCCGGGCCACCCGGGAAACATGGCGAGCTGGCGCAGCCGCGCCATGACCAGCGAGCGGATTCCGGCGAGCGAGATCGTGTATCTCTATGACAAGCTGCGGCCGGGGCAGGATCGCGGCATGCCGTTGCTGGCGCCGGCGGTCATGCCGCTGCACGATCTGCGCGGCTATTTCGATGCGGAACTGGTCCGCAAGCGGATCGAGAGTTGCCTGGCGGCCTTCATCAAGCCGGGCCTCGATGGCGCGGACGGGCCGATCGGCACACAGACCGAAGGTGTGCGACCTGGCAAGCTCGCCGAGAAGTTCGAGCCTGGGATGCTCTATCGCCTGCGCGATGGCGAAGAAGTCACTGTCAGCACGCCAGGCAGTTCGCAAGGGGTGGAGGAATTCGCGACGCTCTACCTGCGCGAGATCGCGGCCGGCGCCGGCGTCATGTACGAGCACGTTACCGGCGACTTCAGCCGCGTGAACTATTCCAGCTGGCGCGCCGGCGGGCATGGCTTCCGGCGTCGCATGGAGCGCAAGCAGTGGCACATCATGATCCATCGCGCCTGCAAGCCGATCGGCGCGCGCTTTCGCGAGGCGAGCCTCGCCGCCGGGCTGTTGCCGGCGCAGGATTTCAGCATGCGCTGGACGCCTCCCGGGTTCATCTCGGTCGATAAGTACAAGGACGCCCAGGGCGACCTCCTCGACCTTCGCCTGGGCAAGGTGACCCCGAGCCAGCTCGTCGAGGCCAATGGCTACGACTATCTCGAATTCCTGGAGCAGCTCTCCCAGGATCTGGCCGCAGCCGACAACGCACTCGGTCCCGGCGTCCATTTCGACGGCGACCCCCGGAAGGCCGCACCCAACCAGGCCAGCGCCAACAGCGAGAACAATCAGGACAGCGGCAAAAAGGCCGCCTGACCCCCGGAAAGGACCGACATGTCCCAACGCAATACTGGCGCGGATCCCGTGCCGGCGCAGGAGACGCGCACCCACGATATCCCGATGGTCACTCGGGAGCTTCAGCTCCGGACCGACACCTGGAACGAGGCCGAGCGGACGATCGAGGTGGTCTTCACCACCGGGGCGCGGGGCGCGCGGTTCGACTGGAATCGCTGGGAGTTTATCGACGAGGAGCTCGCGACCGAGCCGGCCAATGTTCGCCTCGAGCGGCTCAACAACGGCGCCCCTGTCCTCAACACGCACGCCCGTTACCAGCTCAGCGACCAGATCGGCGTGGTGGTTCCGGGCAGTGCCCGCATGGAGAACGGCCTAGGCATCGCCACGCTGCGGCTGTCCGATAGACAGGAAGTTGCCGGGATCGTCGTCGATATTGCCGCCGGCATCATCCGCAACGTCTCGGTCGGCTACATCGTTCACACCTACGAAATCACCGAGCGCGACGGCCAGCGCGCGCTCTACCGGGCGATCGACTGGGAACCCTCCGAAATCAGCTTCGTGCCGGTGCCGTTCGATCACGGCGCCCAGTCGCGAAGCCAGACAACCGCGCAGGGCGGCTCCCCCTGCACCTTCCGCCGCATTTCGCCGGCACCCACCGTGGAGAACGAATCCATGCCTGCACGCAACTCGCAGGCCGGTAACGAGCCGGCCAACCAGAACGACCAGACCCGAAACGCGCCGGAGGGCGGCGACCAGGGCAATCAGAGCAACACCAACCAGGAGCGCAGCAACGAGGATGACGCCGGCGCACCGGCTCCCGAAGTGCAGCGCTCGGCTGTTCTGACCTCGGCGACCGTCCTGACGCTGTGCCGCAATGCCGGCCTCGATGCCGACGCACAGACCGCCCTGGTCGATGCGCATGTCGCGACGCCGTTCACTCGCGCGGCTCTCATGGCCGAGCTTGGCGAGCGCTTTGTGGCGCGCGACGCCCCCGCCCCGACCAACGGCCGCGTGCCTGCCCGCGCGGGTAGCGGCGTGACGATGGTGCGTGCGATGACCGACAGCCTCGTCCATCAGATGGCGCCCAACGCGCAACTGAGTGAGGCCGGCCGGGAATTCCGTGGCCTGTCCATGTATCGCATGGCGGAGGAGATCCTCGCGCAGTCCGGCGTGAACACGCGCGGGCTCTCCCGCCTCGAGATTGTCGAGCGCTCGCTTCACAGCACCAGCGATTTCTCGGCACTGATGGGCGAGACGCTCCGTCGCCGGCTGCGCATGGCCTATGAGGAGAATCAGCCGACCTATCGCATCTGGGCGCGCCGGGCGCCGAATGCGCCTGACTTCCGCAAGGTCGACGTCGTACAAATGTCGGCCATGCCCGAACTGCTGCGGACCAACGAAGCGGGCGAGTTCAAGTACGGCACCGCCTCGGATGGCAAGACCAGCTATGGTCTGCTGACCTACGGTCGCATCATCGGCGTATCGCGGCAGCTGCTCGTGAACGACGATCTGCGCGCGCTCGAGCGGATCACCGTCGGTTACGCTGCAGCGGCCGCGCGGCTCGAGAACCGCACTGTCTACGCGCAGCTGACGTCAAATCCTGCCATGAACGATGGAACTCCGCTGTTCCATGCCGACCATGGAAATCTCGCCGGCTCTGGCGGCGCGATCTCGGAGACGACGCTCGGGGCCGGTCGCACCCGTATGCGTCTGCAGAAGGGCATGCAGAAGGAGGAGCTCAACCTTGCGCCTGCCTATCTGATCGCGCCGGCGACGCAGGAGCAGAAGGCCTATCAGTACACCAGCGCGCAATATGTCCCGGCGAAGGCCGCGGACACGAATGAATTCCGTGCCGGTGGCCGCACGTCCGTGGAACCCGTCATCGACGCGGTTCTCGATGGGGTCAGCACCACGGCCTGGTACCTCGCTGCGAGCAACACCGCGGTCGACACGATCGAGTACACCTATCTCGACGGCGCCGAGGGCGTGCAGCTGAGCTCCCGGCCGGGCTTCACCGTCGATGGCATGGAGTTCAAGGCCAGCCTCGACTTCGCGGCCTCCACCATCGACTGGCGCGGCCTCGACAAGAACCCGGGCGCCTGATCGGACGGCTCGATTGATCAGCGACCGGCTTCACTGGCCGCTGATTTATTTCCCCTCATATTGATGGAGACACCGTCATGAAGAATTTCGTGCAGGATGCCGAGACGATCGAAGTCCCGGCCCCTTATGACGTCGCATCTGGCGGGGCCTTCCTCGTCGGCGCGCTCTTTGCCGTGGCCCTCGGCGCGGCCAAGTCCGGCGAGCTCGTGCGAGGCAAGCGCCGCGGCGCGATCACCCTCCCCAAAGCCACCGGCGCGGCGTGGGCGATCGGCGACAAGCTCTATTGGGACAACACCAACAAGGTGCTGACCAAGACAGCCTCCTCCAACACCCTGGTCGGCGTCGCGCTGGCAGTGGCGGCTTCCGGCGACGAGAGCGGCCTCGTGCTGCTCACCGGCCAGATCGCCTGACCCCACAACGACAAGGCGGCGCCGCATCGCTCCGATCGGCGCCGTTGTTCTTCAGCCAGCGTGGAGATCGCCATGGGCCTGCCAACCGCCGGTCTGGCGACCATCCATCGCACCCTGGCCGATCCCATTATTTACACCGGCGCCGGCGTCGTGGAGAAACCGATCACCGGCATCCATAGCGACGTGCCGGCCGACACGTTCACGGGCGCCGGCGCCACGGCCCGACATGTCTCTTTCGAGATCCAGTTTGTCGATCTGCCCGGCATCCCGGCCAAGGGCGACGTGATTGTCCACTCCACGGGACGCTGGGCCGTGATCGATCGCGGCAAGGACGACAGCGTCGGCGCGTGGATCCTATCGGTGGCGGCCGCATGATCGCCATTCGCGACCAGATCATGACCGATGCGGAGGCGTGCCTGCAAGGTAAAGCCGCGGAGATCGAAGTCATGCCGAGCGGCGATCCGATGCAGTTCGATGCGCTCCACATTTACGATGACGGGCAGCGGCCGGACCAGCGCACCGAAACCGGGACGCAACGCCAAGGCATGACGCTCAGCATCGAAGGCTTTGTCGAGGACGCTGGCGGCCGAGCCGCGCTCACGCGCCTCAATGCACTCTACGCCGCAACCGTGAGGGCGATCTTTGCGATGGCCGACGCCTCTTTGCTGATCGAGGACATTGAGGAAGGCGACATGCGGATCAATCGCGTGCCGCTCGGCAGCACCCACCGCCTCGCCTTCTCGATCGACTTCCTCATCACATTCCCGACCCGCCGCGGCGACCCGACCGCAACCTGACCCTCCGACCAGAAGCGAGACACCGACATGGACCAGACGATCCGTCCGGCCAACAGCGTGATGCTGTTCAAGCTGGAAACCAACGAGGGCGTTGACGCAGGCCCGACCGCCGCGAACGCCTTTCCCTTCGAGGCTGATGGCTTCAGCTACAACACGCCGTTTACCGAGGAGCAGAGCAACGAAGCCACCGGCAGTCTGGTCAGTGGCGCGCCGTTGATCGTTGGGCAGCCGGCCGAGGTGACGATCCGCTTCCGGATGAAGGGCGCAGCTGCTGCGTACACGGCGAGCGTCAAGCCGCCGCATCATGATCTCCTGGCCTCGTGTGGCCTGCGCGGCGTGTTCCAGGCCGCGATCGCGGCGGCAGCTTTGACCGCCGGCAGCGCGACCAGTGCGACCCTCGGGACGGGCTTTGCGACCACCGCGCAGCTCTATCGCGGCATGCCGCTGGTCCTCTCCGGCGGACCCGGCGACGGCCGCACGACCCTGATCGCCGATTACACGAGTGGCAAGGTCGCGACGCTGGTCGACACGTTCGACACGCCGCTGACCATAACCACGCAGGCTGCGATCCCGCCGAACTGGACCTACGCCGGCACCTCTCCGGCTGACGCGGCCGCACGGCTTACGGACCACCCGTCGGGCACCCTCTATCTTTACGAGGACGGCGTGCTGCTGAAGTTCGTCGGGTGCCGCGGCATTGTCCAGGAATGGGGTGGCGACACCGCCAAGCCGGGCTTCATGACCGTCAAGCTCATGGGCGTGTTCGCCGGGCGCACGGATGCCGCGGTGCCGGTTGTTTCGGTGGCCGCACACGCCGCGCCCATGCTCGTCCAGGGGGTCAACCAGCCCAATCCCGCCTTCCTCATGAACCGCAAGGGTCTGCCGATCGACCGCTGGTCGATCAACCTGCAGGCCGAACAGGAATCGCCCGGCGACGCTCCGCGAGATCAGCGGCAATGCCAGCGTGGGTGCGGCGACCGCGCGCATGGCCGGCGGCAACAGCCTTGGCGGTGCCTTCGGGGGCGCGATCGGCGGGGAGATCGGCAAGCGCCTTGAGAAACCGCTGACAGACGTGCTCGGAAAGACCCTCGGCTCGATAGCAGGGCCGCTGGGATCGATTGCCGGCGGGCTGCTTGGCGGCGTGATCGGCGGGCTGTTCAAGAAGACGCCGATGGGCTCGACCATCGTGACCGCCAACACAACGAACCCCGTCATCTCCGGGACCAAGGATGCCGGCGTCATCGATTCCCTCACGGGCATGTCCAAGGGTCTGCAGCAGAACATCCAGCGCATCGCCGACCAGTTGGGTGCGGAAGTCGGCCAGTATGCGGTGAGCTTCGGTCAGCGGGGGAGCTATTACCGCGTTGCCGGCACCGCGACCAATGCGGTCGGGAACAAGCACCCGTCACGCACACCGGGAATCGAGCTGCTCTACGATGGCGAGGATCCGGAGACGGCCATGCGGCTCGCGGTGCTCAACGCCCTGCAGGACGGCGCGATCAAGGGCGTCCGCGAAGGCACCCAGAAGCTGCTGCGAGAGGCTGGGGATATCGAGACCGGCCTGAGTAAGGCCCTGAGCTTCGAACAGGCGTTCAAGGATCTGAAGCGCTACACCGACCCGGTCGGCGCCGCGCTGGACGAGGTAAACCTCAAGTTCAAGCAGCTGGTGAAGATCGCCAAGGAAGCCGGCGCAACCGACGAGGAAATGCGGCAGCTCGAGCAGCTTTACAAACTGCAGCGCGACGAGGCGGTCAAGGCGGCCGGCGTCGCCACCGATGCGCTGAAGGACTTCCTGCAGTCGCTGAAGGCAGGCAGCAATTCGCCCCTGTCGCTGCGCGAGCAGCAGGCCAATGCCCGGGCCGCGCTGGATCCGTTCATCACTGACATCAACGCCGGCAAGAACGTCGACACCGCCAAGTTCCAGGAGGCCGCCCAGACCTTCTTGCAGATCGAGCGGGACATCAACGGCTCGACCAAAGAGTATTTCGCCCAGTACGACATGATCACCAAGCTCACCGAGCAGGCGATCAGCGCGATCGACAAGCAGAACGCCAACACCGGTACCGGCACCGAAAACCCGTTCGAGAAGGCGATCGCGAAAAACAGCGAAGCGACCGCCAACATCCTCGAGCAGCAGAGCTCCATGCTGGCCGAACAGACCCAGTTGCTGAAGCAGATCGCCGGCGGCGGCGGCAACCTCGATGCCTGGTGGCAAGCCCAGCGCGGATATTGACGAGGATCCATGGCAGCACTTCCCGAAGACGTCGCCGCTTCATCGCGGGCGGCGGCGATCGTCATCGTGTCCGACACCGCGCTGCTGGACCGCTTTCCCACGGCTCGGGACGGCCAGAAGGCGCCGGCCGAGGGCTATTGCGACAGCGCAGCCGACACCGAGACGATCCTCAATGCGCGGGCCGCGCTGATCGGACAGCAGGGGCGCCGGCGGTTCGCCGTCAAGATCGCCGCGGTCCTGGACGTCAGCCTCGATGGCGGCGTGCCCTGCTTCCGCCTGACCGATGACGAGCAGCTGGTCGACACCCCGATGATGGTCGGCCGCCTCGAGATCGATCTCGAGGAAGAGATGAGCACCCTGGAGCTGTTCGGATGAAGGCGACCGTCTGCAGGATCGATGCCTGGTCGGGTGCGACGCCGACCACTCTGCGGCTTTCCAATGTCGACGACGAACGCGTCTGCCATCTGGACGGTGCCAGCTGGCGGCCGGCGATCGCGCGTCTCCCCAAGCTGCGCTACGATATCTTCGATGGTTCATTTGGCAGCCAGCTGACGGCACCGAGTGGCGAGCTCGCCGTCCAGCTCGCAGCTTGGCCCGAATTGCCAGCGCTGGACCTCTACGATGGCCGCGTGCGCCTGTGGCAGGGCGAGATCGGCGCCTCCTGGAGCAGTTACACGCTGATCTTTGACGGCCGCGTGCGCGAGCAGCCTCCCAGCGGCGAAGGTGCCGTACCCTTGTCGATCGGCTGCGATGACGCTTGGCTGGATGAGCCCCTGCTCGATACCTATGCCGGCACCGGCGGCGTCCAGGGCAGCATCGAGCTCAAGGGCAATGTCATCCCCTGGCTGATCGGATCGCCGCGCTTCGTCGAGGGCGTCCTGATCGACGCGGTCGACAATATCTACCAGCTCAGCGGCGGCAGCATGGCGGGCGGCCAGATGGCGTTCGACCGGCTCAGCCGTCTCGGACCGCCGGCGGCCAACTATGCCAGCTTTGCCGCGCTGAAGGCGGCGACGATCGCCAATGGCGACTGGGCCACGTGCGCGACGCTCGGCCTGGTCCGGCTCGGCGCACCGCCGGCCGGCCTGCTCACCTTCCATGCGCTGGGCGATAATGGCGGCGCGCGCGCCTGGGTGCGCCGGCCCGGGTCGATCATCTATCGCATCGCCGAGCGCCTCGGGAAGCTGGACCGCGTCGTGGTTGCGGATCTCGACGCCCTCGATGCCGCCTGCCCCTACAATTTGTCCCTGGCGCTCACCTCGCAGACCACCGCCCGCGATGTCATTCTGAGCATTGCGCAGAGCGTCAATGCCACGGCTCTGATCGACTGGCTCGGCCGCCTGCGCGTGAAGGCGGTGCAGATCGGGACGCCGATCGGCACGCTCGCCTCGGATGGCAGCAGCTGGCCGCCGGTCGCAACGGTGGAGCAGATGTCGGTCAGCACGCCCTATTGGCGCCTGGCGCAGAAGGCCGCGGTGACCAATCGCGTTCACACCCTTGGCGAAATGGCACTGAACGACCCGGCACTGGCCGCCGCGATCGCTGCCCAGGAAGCAGCGGACGCAGCGAGCGTGCGTATCGGCCGCATCACGTCGGACGGATGGCTGACCGCCGGCGCCGACAAGCAAGGCCTCATGCGCGAGCATGACTCGCTCACCACCCGATTCACCGCCGCCTATGACAAGGCTGCGGATCTCGGCGTGGCAGCATCCGAACGCGCTACCGCACAGGCCGACATGGAGGCATTGCTCGACTTCCTCGAGGCAATCACGCCCGACTGGGATAATGCCGGCGTCGACAGCCCCGTAAACGGGCCGGAACTCGATGCGCTGTTCTACGCTGCGAGCGTGACTGTCGCGATTCTGGAGAGTGCGGTACGTGGCCTTCCGGGTGATCCCGGGCCAGAGGGGCCGCCGGGCGTCGACGGTTACAATACAGCGGTCGTGTTCCTCTTCAGGCGAGCGTCCAGCACTCCTCCTCCCCCGTCCACGGTCGCTACCTACACGTTCGCGACCGGTGTTCTCACAGGTCATAATAGCGGCTGGTCACAAGAGCCGCCGCCAGGCGGCGAGCCGCTGTACATGATATCGGCGACCGCACGCTCGAAGCTCGCGACCGATACGGTCGAGGCCTCTGACTGGAGCACGCCGCGCATTCTCGCCCAAAATGGGGCGCCCGGCGCCGCTGGACCTGCCGGCGCTTCGGCGATCGGCTTCGTGCAGGATGACCATCCAGGCTCTGGCCAGTTCGTCTCACAGACCTGGTACCGCCCAACGTCAAAACAATGGTTCCGGTGGACGGGCGGCGACTGGGAGCGGATCCTCGGCGCCATTTCAGCGCTCGACGTCGTCGCTGACAGCGCATTTCTCGGCAACGCCGTCGTCGTGAACGCGAAGATCGGCAACCTCGAAGTCAACACCATCAAAATTGCCGGGAATTCGGTGACCGACAAAGGCTCAGTCCAGATGGTGTCGGGCGTGACGGTGGCTCGCTTTGCTACGCAAACCTTGATGACGCTCACCAAGACGAAGATCGAATCCGCATCTGACCTCGACTTTGATGTCACGTTGTTCGTTCAGACCAATGACGATCTGAACGGCACTGTTGTTCTGCGCACCGCAGCAGAAACCTTCGACCCGTATTTCGGTTATAATGTGCCACTCTTTCAATATGTCGTGCCGATGCGAGCTGGCGGAACGGGCCCCGGATTTGGGATGCCGTTCAGCTGGGGCATCAGCCTGGGCGGGTTCGCTGCCGGCACCCACACGTGGCAGCTCCTCTACACGAACAATGGCGGCGACTTCGTCAACGCGCTCACCGTTCTGGGCGGATCCAATCTTCGTTATGGAGAGGTGAAAAGATGACACCGGAGCGAGAGTTCTGGCTCGTGTGGTCCGATGCTTCTGGCAGTGTCGTGAGCAAGGGACACGGCATATCAGGCGACTTTGGAAGCCAGCAGTTCACGGATGGATTAAGAGGGGTTCCGGTCGATCAGTCTGCCTGGATCAAAAACGCAAACTGGACGGCTGAGGACGTTCGCGATGCCTTGCTTGCACAGCTGTCGAGGCAATTTGCGCTGGAGGTAGAGGCCGGCTGTCCATCACCGCTCGGCCGGATCTGCTGCGATGATCAGGCGCAGTCTCGCTTCGACAGCACCCTGCGATATCTGAACGGCGCGATCAGGCGGGGCGAACCGGTATCTTCAATCAACTGGACGATGTGGGATCGGTCACAAGTGCCGCACAGTCTCACAGAATTGGAAGACATGGGCTACGCAATGGATGGGGGCTTCCAAGCCAAAATGGCCGTCCGACAAGCTAAGGAAGCTGCCCTGCGTGACCCCGGCGCGAGTTTCACAGCGTTGATGGCAATCGACATTTTCGCTGGTTGGCCGCCGAGCGAATAAGCCTCCGAAAACGCGCCTCTGGCGGCAGCGATCCGCAACGCCGGGATCGCAGCGACCTGCCCTACCGCCTCCCCTAAGCAAACATCGCGAGAACCGACCGATGAGCAACGCAATGATCATGCGGCCGCTGCCGGTCGCCGTCCTGAGCGGGACGAACAGCCTACCCGGGTATCAGCCATCCAATATCGCCAACGACTGGCTCGGCATGGTGTGGAAGGGGCAGGCGGCCGGGACCGCCAGTCAGTCCTTCATCGTCGACCTGCGGGAAGACCTACCGGCTGACACTATTGCCCTGCTGGGCCTCTCCGGCGCGGCAAGCAGCTGGCTGCTGCAGGTGAGTGCCGCGACCGACGCACAAGGTGCGTTTACCGGCGCCAGCCACGCTTGGCCGGCGGTTCCCCTCCTCGCCGGCAGCGTCATGTTCCCGAGCGGACGTGGCCGCTCCTATTGGGAAAAGCCCGCGACCGGACCTAGCGCAGCTCGCTACTGGCGCGTCACGATCACGACGCCGGCGAACAACACGCCGGTTACGGTTGCACGCGTGGTGATCGGGCAGCGCCTGCAGCCGGAGCGCAATTTTTCCTTCGGCGCCGCGTTCGGCATCCGCGATCACGGCAAGGCCGAATGGTCGACCAGGGCGGTTCTTCTTCGTCGCCGAGGTCTAAAGCTGCGCAGCACAGGCCTGTCCTTCGCCTCGCTGTACCGCGACGAAATTGAGAATCTCGTCGACCCGATCCTTGCGGCGGTCGGCGCGACCGATCCAATCCTGCTTGTGACCGATCCGGATCCGCATGCACAACGGCAGAACAGGATCTACTTCGGGCCGCTGATCGGCGACATCGGGACCATATGGGCGCGCGCCAACGCCGGCTTCCAGTGGCAGGCGAATGTCGTCGACCTGGAGCCGATCGGCGACGTCGGCGCCAGCTTCATCCCGCCCACCCCGACGCCGGCGCCGAACTGGACAAGTCCGCCCTCCGTAAGCGGCGCTGGATCCCCGCCGCGCGTCGGCGATGTGCTGACCGCCAACGGCGGAACAATCCTCAATGGTGATCATGCCGGATGGCGCTGGCTCAGAGACGGCGCGCTGATTTCCGGCGCAACAGGAGTGACATATGTGCTGACGATTGACGATCTCGCGGCGCTGGTCGGACCGCGCCAGCTGGCGTCTGGACCGGGCGGTAGCGGCTCCAACGACGGCGACCCTGTCGGGCCGGTCAACCCCACGGTGCCGGCGGTCATTTCCGGTCTGACCGCGACAGCCGGGGATGGTCAGGTGGTGCTCACCTTGTCAGCGCCGGCCAATGGCGGCGCCGCGATCACCGACTATGTGTATCAGTACAAGCTGAACTCCGCGTCGACGTGGACGACTTTCAGCGATGGCGCTTCGGCGACGCCGGGCACGACAATCACGGGTCTGACGAACACACAGGATTACAATTTCCGCGTTGCCGCGGTGAACAGTGTGGGCCAGCAAACAACGTGGTCGAACGTCGCTAATGCCACACCCGTCGCAGCTGTTCCTTCCATGCCGGCGGTCGGCAATCTCGTCATGCACTTCCGTGTCGAGGATATTCCGGCACAAGCGGACAATACGGCCTTTGCCGGCAACTGGGTAGACAGCGTTTCAGGCGCTGCGATTTCGCAAGCAACCACGGCGTGGCAACCGCTTTACCGGACCAGCCGTTCGGGTGGCAAGCCTGCGCTACAGGTCAACGGCACGAGCTACCTGAGCGTGGGCCGGCCGGCTGCGATGATCGCGGCAATGAACAACGCAACCACCGACACTGGCTGCACGGCGTTCTTCGTCCTCAACATCGCAGAGAGCACAGTCGACGATTTCCGGGTGTTCTGGGGTCCAAGGAACGTCAACGACGGCGACCGTAGCTTCATCGCATCGAAGACCAAGGTAACCACCAGAGGGGGTACGGCGGACTTCACCAACCGTGTCGGCTACGCGATTATCGTCGTTCGCCAATCGAGCCTGTTGAACGCACATTTTTTCGATCAGGGGAACGCGCACTTCAGTGCGACGGGCCCCTTGTCGCCGCATAGCTCCAATAACTACGCCTATGGGCACAGCTCTCAGGGGTACGACGGCGTCAACCCGACAGACGAATGGGGTTTCCGTGGCGACCTGATGGATTTCGGCTTTTATAACAAAGCCCTGACCAACGCGGAGATTTTCCGGCTTATCAAAGCGATGAACGCTAAATTCGGTCAGCCGCTGCCTTGGGCTGGGGCTTCATTTTATACCTTCATTGACGGCAATAGCTATACTTCCGGCCGGAAGAACTGGGCGGCGCTGCTGCTCAATAACAAAGGGGTGCCATTCGGCGCGTCGAGCAATCTCGCAATTTCAGGCCGCACGATCTCGCAAATGCGCGGTGCTGTGAATGCGAACTTCGCGGGTGTCGCCGACGAACTTGGTATTCCAATCGTGCTTCTCGCCAACGAGTTCTACAATTCGGCCGATGCGACTTCAGCCAGTTACATTGCTTATCTGAACGAGGTCAAGGCGATCGTCCCAGGCATCCGCAGGGGCTGGCTCGACGCATGGGACAACGCACGTCCTGTAGGACAGGGGCCACGGGATAACCGGGCAGCCTCTAATGCAGCTATGGCATCGGCCACGACGGCAAGAGAGGTGTTGATCCCGATCAGCGGTGACGCCACCGTTGGCTTAGAAGGCGCATGCCCTGAAGAGCCGGGCCCGTACGGCCCCTATTTCGCGGACAATGTGGGCCATCCGACGCCTGCCCTGAGTAGCTATGTCGCATCTTTCGCCGGCCCCTATTGGGATACGCTGGTGACGGGCCTGTGATGGCCAGCACGGGAGCGCCGCGATGATCGATCGCCACGACCTCATCAAGCGCAGCTTCGACGCCGGCGCGATCGCCACCGCCTTTGGAGGCCTTATCGAGATGCTGCCAGCCATCGCCACCAGTCTCTCGATCATCTGGATGGTGCTGCGGATCTACGAGATGGACACCACCCAGCGCCAGCTCGGCCGCGCCCGCGCCACGATCGCGCGGCTCAATGCCTGGCTGAGGAAAGGACGATAGATGGCAGACGCAAAGATGCTCGCGACTGGCGTGGCCAGCGCCATGCTGGCGATCGCCGTGCCCTTCGGGATCAGCTGGGAGGGCATGAAGCTCAACCCCTATAAGGATCTCGTCGGGGTCTGGACCGTCTGCGGCGGCGCCACGCACGTTCCCATGCGTCCCTACACCGAAGCCGAGTGTCGCGAGATCACCCTCGCCCAGTACCGGGACTTTGGTGAGGGCGTGCGCGCCAGCGCGGCCGGGATCGATCGCGAGCCTTGGCAGTGGGCATCGCACACCACATTCGCGTCCAACATCGGGATCTCGGCCTATGCCCGCTCGAGCGTGCGGCGGCTGTTTGTCCAGGGGCGCTATGTGGAAGCATGCCGGGCGATGCGGCTCTACAAATATGCGGGCGGCAAGGTTGTCGCCGGCCTAGTGTATCGCCGCGAGGGCAAAGACCGCCGCGTCGGTGAGTATGAGCTTTGCATGGTCGGCGCGGTACCGGCCGAGCTCGGAGGCGCTTGACCATGTCCTTCCTCATCCGCGCGCTGCCGCATGTCCTGGGCGTCAGTGCGATCCTGGGCGCGCTCTGGTGGCTCGATAACCGCGGATATGTCCGCGGCCAGGCCGACGCCGAACGCGAGCGCATGATCACCGCCGTCATGTTGACGCGCAGCGCGCGCGAGACCGAGCAGGCGATCGGCGAGCAGATCAACGCTGCAAGCGCGCGCTACGAGCAGGGACGCTCCGCCCTGCAGGCGACCAGAACCATCATCCAGCCCACCGTCACGAAGGAGATCATCCGTGAGCCGCGTCTTTCCGATCCTGCTGCTGGCCTCACTGACGGCCTGTACCGTGAAGTCAATCGGGCCCGGGGAGCGGTTGGCGCCTGTGCCTCCACCGCTGCCGGCGGCATTGTCTGCCCCCTGCCCGGCGCCGGCGCAGCTGACGGACAAGAGCATCGGTGAACTGGCGCAGGGCGATATCGACGCGATCCTGGAATCACATGACTGCCGCCTGCGCCATGCCGCGACGGTCAACGCCTATGTGGCGGCCCGCCAGGCCTCGATCGATTGGAACCAAGCGAAGCAGCTGAACGGTAAGCCGCTCAAGGCGCCGGCGGCGCGTAACGGCCAATTGACATCAACTGGCTCGGATAAGGGGCCGCGAGACTGAGTGCATCGTCCAGATCGGTGCGAAGCCAACGGTCATAGTCCTCGGGGTGAAGGATCACGGGGCAGGCCTTCGGATGGATGGCGCCGACAACATGCGTCGCCGGGTCGCCCTCATAGCCGCAGGTGAGAAAGGAATAGACCGGATCGGCTTCGGTCGGCCGCCAGATGCCCGCAAAGGCAAATGTGGGCTGTGAGGGCACTGTGAACCAATAGGGGCGCTTCTTGCCCGTCTCCGGGTCCGCCTGGACGCTCCACTCCTGGAATTCATTGACCGGGACGAGGCAGCGCCGCGCGGGATTGGCCAGCGCCGATTTCCAGAATGGTGAGGTGTAGTTGCGCACGTTGGTGACCGGCTTGCCCTGAAAGGGGAAGCCCCAGTTCATCACCGAGAGAAGGCGCTCGCCATCTTGCTCACGCACAACGTAACCCGGCTTGCCCGGGGCCACGTAATCCTTCTCGACAACGAGGCGATCCGCAGGATCCGGCAGGGCGTCAAACCGCGCGAGATAGTCCTTCAGCCCGACTTTGACGCTGTACAGATTGCACATTGGTGCCCCCTACCCCCTGAACCGATTTGCGGCGCGTCGCCATTCGCTTTTCGGAGGAAGCGGTGGCTGTTCGCCAGTCGGGTCCTCACGCGTCAATCTGACCTGTATCTGCTTAGAGCGGCATTGGGTGCAGCGAAAATGTCGCCCGAGCTGCTTTAGATGATCGTTCCAACCCTTGCGCTGAAACAGCCACCAGAGAGCGTGGGGATCGTAGATCTTCAAATGACCGCAATGCCGACAACGGATCGTGACGGTGTACTGGAACGCAGCTGCCTCGAAAATGCAATCAGGGCCGGTGTGCAAGGGCATGAACGAATGGAGAACATCTAGACCCCGAGTCGGTCAATAGTTGGGGTACCGATTGGGGTATCGGCTCGTCGCAAAGCGCCGAAATGAGCGGCCGGGGCGGAGGGAATATCCGTCCTATACAAGCTAAAAGGGCCGAGGCATTCTACCATCTAGAGACCGCATAAGCGCTGCTAACTCTCTGAGGGCGACCTGAAAGGCCTCATCCGTTTCAACGTCGCGGAGCTTGAAGGCATGAATCGCATTTCGGTTATGTTGGAGCCGCCTGCAGAGGGCCAATTGGTTGTTGGGCAACAGTTCGCTCTTCTCGTACGCATCGAGCATATTGTCGAACGTCAAATTGCTGGGCAAGGTCAGCACCTGATACTTTTTATTGAATGCGCGTGATTCCAGCATTTTCTTATCTTTAAGATAGTCCGCCAGGAAGACGGTGAGAAAAAGGCGCAATGCGCCTTCGAGAACAGCGCCTAAATTGGTCCAAGCTAGAACGAGGTCCCCGTCCGACAGCGGCTCGTCCCGAATCCATTGTTGAGTTGAGTGTGCAAGACTGGCCACTCGCCGAAGATTAGCTTCAGCCAACGCCGCTGCAGCCTCTGCCGGCGCCCACCCATCAACCTTTATCCAAAACCCAGCCCAGTCGTCAGCGATCATCGCTATCCGCTGAGCGATTGCGGAAAGGGGTAGATTCGTGGCCCCAGCCACCCAGTCGCTCTGCTGTGTTTCCAGAAACACCATCATGTCGTCTTTCATGGCGTCACCCTCCTCAAGCGAGATAGTCATGCTCACCAACGCAGCGGTCAAGGCCGCGCGGATCCAGCCGCGCGCCTACAAAATGTTCGATGAGCGCGGGCTCTTCCTGTTTGTCGCGCCTAGCGGCCTCAAGTCCTGGCGGCTCAAGTACCGCGCCGGCGGAAAGGAGCAGCTGCTCTCCCTTGGCCGGTGGCCCGACATGTCTCTGGTCGAGGCGCGCGCCGGCGCCGATCGGGCGCGATCGCTGATCGCGGCCGGGCTTGATCCTCGCGATCGCGAGGCCGCGGCGCATTCCGACCAGTTTGAGACTGTTGCCCGCGCATGGTTTGAGGACCGGCGCGGACGCTGGTCGGCCGAACATGCTCGCGATGTGATCTTGAGCCTCGAGCGCGACGTTTTTCCCCTCCTGGCGAAAAACCCCATCGGCGGAATCGAGGCCGTGCAGCTGCTCGAGATCGTGCAGTCGATCGAGGCGCGAGGCGCCATCGAAACCGCGCGTCGGATCCGGCAACGCCTGGACGCGATCTTCTCCTATGCGATTGTCCGCGAGCTCTGCACGACGAACCCGGCCGCAGCCCTGCGCGCGGAGCTGGCGCCGCCGCCGAGCGTGCAGCGGCACCCAGCGCTGGTCGATATCGAACAGCTGAAGGCGCTGCAGGTCGCCGTTGACGCGCTGGACGCGGCGCCGCGCGTCCAGCTGGCCTCGCGGTTCCTTGCCCTGACCGCCGTGCGCATTGGCGCGCTGCGCCTCGCGCGCTGGGCTGAGATCGAGGGCCTGGACGGCCCTGCCCCGCTCTGGCGGATCCCGGCCGCGCACATGAAGCTGACCCGCGTGCGCAAGGCGGACGCGGCCAATGATCATCTGATCCCGCTGAGCCTGCCGGCGGCCGAGCTGCTGCGCGCTGCCGCCGAGAACGGGTACGATACCCATTCTCCGATCTTTCCGATCGGCGCCGGCGCGATCGGCGATCTCTACAATCGGGCCGGCTATGCCGGCCGGCATGTCCCGCACGGTTGGCGCGCGAGCTTCTCGACCATCCTCAACGAGCAGTGCCCCACCGAAAAGGACGTCATCGACCAGGCCCTCGCGCATGCGCCGACCAACAAGGTCGAGGCTGCCTACAACCGCGCGGAGCATCTGGCGCGCCGACGCGATCTGTTTTGCCGGTGGGCAAAGCTGCTCATTAATTAGTCAGCGGCCCCGCCAGGTTGCCTGTATAACCATGAGATCTCGCAGCTGGATCAAGCCGGCGCGGCCAGCTTCCGTGCAATTTTGAAGCTGCGCTTCAACACCTGCGATTGCAGTCTCCCATGTAAGCGCAGCAACATCCTCGACAGCCTCAGCAAAATCAGTGGCAACTCTGCGCTTCGCTTTCTCGAAACCGCTCTTGGGCAGGTGCGCGCACAAATCATACTCCGACAGGACGACGCCGCGCATTGCCTCAATCACGCCCGGTTCGCCCTCAGTGACGGCATTCCACCCAATCGCGGCGTTGGCGCTCAAATTGTCCCGCCATTGATCTGTGTAATCGGTCATTGGTGATAATCCTCCGGTGCGTCGGGGCGATCATATTCGGTGCCCGTCACGAGCAGCGTCGCTGCGAGCATTAATGACTGCAACAGTTCATGCGGTGACCGGTCGTAAAACTCCCCGAGTAACGCCTCACACCGGGCTACTGCAGCGGTCAGCCTTGTCCGGTCCAGCGGGGAAATTAGACCTTCGACAATGCAGCGCTGATAGGCCGTCGATGATCCGAGTATATTCAACACTTCCGTCGGCGCCAGTTCGGAGAAATCGTCGATAAGCAGCATCAACTCAGAACGCGCCCAGTCGATCATAGCGCGCTGGTCATCAGTCAAACGCCACAGGTGCGGCGGCGCCAGCATAGCAGCGGCGGTGGCAAGTCGGGGTTCCGGAAAGAAGACGCGCGTGATAGGCGCTAGCACAGCTTGGTTCATGGGGTCCTATCCCTGATCTGAGTTAGGAGCGGTGCAAGGTTGCCGCCTTGCGCCGCTCTGCTTTTTTAAGTACACCTAAATCATGAGCGGGTCAAATATAAAAGGTGTGCCTAAAAAGAGGGGCCGTCCGGCTACCGGCAAGGATCCTACGTTGACGTTCCGGGCGCCGGCCGATCTGATCAAACGGATCGAGAAATTCGCCGCAGCGAATGAGGTGCCGCGTTCCGAGGCGCTCCGCCAGCTGGTCGAGAGTGCCCTTCCGGCGAAGGACTGATCTTCTTATCCCAACAATGAGCCTGGGCGTCTGCGCTCTGTCGTCCCGCGACTCCGCTGCGGGATTGGCACAGTTCATGCCCGGTATCCCCCGTGGATACCCCCCGGGCCGGCCCAAGCCGGTTCGGTCCCGCCATTGCAGTGGCAGGATGACATCGCCTCATGGACACTTCTGGTGGGATGACCGCTTAAATTGCGCCTGCCGAAGGCAGTCCTTTTATCCTTTATCTTCTGGGAACCGAGAATAGTGAGCCGTTTATGGACTCGCACTCCCCTTCCCAAGATGCCCGTTGAGCCGCCCCAGATTCAACAGCAGGTTGCGGGTGATGGGGCACTTGATCCCGGCAATGCTTGCCTCGGTTTCACTTTGGCCTTGGACGACACGGCGGGGAGAATCCGCAGCCTTCTGGTTAAATACGCCCAGGAAGATGTGCGCTTGATTCCGCGCTGCTTGTCCGATGCGGGCCAAGTTTCGCTTGAGCGTGCACCAGAAGTCTTGCCAAGCTGCCTTGGACAAACGGCGGCGCAAGTCGAAGTAGTAGGCATTCGGCGCCTGCTTGCGTCGGGGACCGGGTTGTCCATCAATGACGTCGTCACGCTTCTCGCTGCGCCGGACACGAGAGATGAATCCCCAATACTCCAATCGTTCAATGGCGCGGATTGCTGCCTTTCGGTCTTTTCCAATTCTGCGTGCCATCGTGCTGTAATCGACATAGAAGTCGCCGCTGTCGTAGCGCAGGAAATCTAGCGCACGTTCAAGGACGGCGATGTCCGTCCACTGCAGCTTGCCGTAGTCACGGTAGCCCTCTCGATGCTGCCGGATCAGTTCGCGCTTGGCGGCCGCAAGCAATGCGCTTTTGAATGCGCCGCCATGCTCGGCGGAGCCGTTGCCGATCTTTCGACCTGGCTTTGCGCGTCGGTCATCCACGTCATAGCTGCAGCGCATGACGGGATCTCGGACGAGGCGCGCTCCCACGGACGGGAGCATCAT